TAGGCACTTGGCAGAGCACAATGACTGACTTCCCTTACCTGCGTAAGATCTGGGAAAAGAACACCGCTGAAGAACGTCTATTGGGTGTATCGCTGACAGGTATCTACGACAATCCATTGTTGAATGATCCTAATGATATTCAATTACCATTAAGACTACAGGATCTTAAGCATGAAGCAGTCACTGCGAATGAAGTTACAGCAAATGCTCTTAATATTCCTGTCTCTGCTGCTATCACTTGCGTCAAGCCTTCTGGTACTGTGTCTCAGCTGTGTGGCACTGCTAGTGGCATTCATCCTCAGCATGCCCAGTATTACATCAGGCGTGTACGATCGGATAAAAAAGATCCTCTCACAGCGTTTATGATCAGCCAGGGTATCCCTAATGAGCCTTGTGTGATGAGACCAGACAGTACAACAGTGTTCTCATTTCCTATGAAGGCTCCAGAGTCAGCAGTGACTAGGGATGATGTATCTTCTATTGCACACTTAAACCTATGGAAAGTGTATCAACTTAACTGGTGCGAACATAAGCCTTCAGTGACTATCTCAGTGAACGAAGAAGATTGGCCTACTGTAGGTGCTTGGGTGTACAGGAACTTTGATATCTGTACTGGTGTATCGTTCTTGCCTATGGATGGTGGTACGTATCGACAGGCTCCTTATGAGACATGTACTGAACAAGAGTACAATGAACTCTTAGCTAAGATGCCTGTGAACATCAATTGGGATGATCTTAAGGAAGTAGATGATAACGTCGAAGGTGCACAGCAACTAGCCTGTGTTGCCGGAGTGTGTGAGATCTAGATAAAAAAAGCCCTCCATCAAAGGAGGGCGAACGGTCACTAAGGAAAACTATGCCAAATATATGGGGTTGGTCGTTTCTGTCAGGGTTTATGTTGGGTATCTGCTATTCTGATGATTTTGTCGTAACTGACGAGGACGGAGACGAGGCTTTTCTCGAAGGGTTCTTCGTCTTTATTAACATTGCTATCTTTAGCTTTGTTGTTGGATGGGCTAAGGAAGAGTGATGCCTCAGCTTCACGACGAAGAATCAAGCCTCTGGTTACTTTACCTGCTGCAAGATTCCAACGCTTTAGTTCTTGAGCAGCTTCCTCCCATCGTTCTTGGTTTATTCTTGTTCGCATCGTGGATGACCTCAACCTAGCTGGTCCTAGATTATAAGTCCAACTAAGGATCGCAGCAGCTTTATTATCGTGTTTCGTCAACACTGGACAGGCTTTATAGACTTGAAGTAGGAACCTCTCTGCATCAAGTTCAAATAAGGCTTGTCCTCTTTCTTTTGTGATCTCAGGATCATCTAAGGTAACCTTATCTCCATTCTCGTACATCGTAGATCCCCAACCTATGGTGGGTACGTTAGCACTACAGAGATAAGGTTTACTTCTCCATCCTTCGAATCTCTTAATCAATGGTTCAGCGATTGAGATTACTTCTTTGATTCCCATACCCTACCAACAAAATAAAACGAAAGTATCATAGCAAGCATTCCCTCATCGAAATCAGTCCAGCCTGTAACGAGTACAGAAGTCCAACTACCGTCTTGTAAGAAAGCTAAGTAAAGTCCTGCAATCTTTACTGCTGAGTAAAAGAAAACAAACCAGTAAGTCACTGCTGGTCTAACCAGTGCTGACAGCGATGCTACCCACTTCCAAGCTTTACCATCAGACTCTGCTTGTTGTTTGAATGCTTCACCGATAGCATCTAATTCATGCTCTTGTAGACGCTGATATCCTTGCTGTAGAGCAAACTCTGCTTGCATCTTAGCAATAGATACCTCAACGTCTAACTTCTTTAGCTCATGTTCTCTTTCAAACTTACGATCTAAGATCTTCAGTACTTCAGGGGCTAACCTGAATACACCACCGATAAGAGCACCAATGAGTTCAAACATTGATGAAAGCTCCCATTACATCACGAACAAGACTAGATTGTTTCTGAGGTTGTTGTCTAATTGGTTGAGGATTAAGAAGTTTCTGCATCTCTTCCATCTCTTGAGGTGTTAAACCTTGAGGTGGTTGATCTTGTGTTGCAGGCTGTGCTTCACCAAAATCAGACGTAGTTACCTTAGCATCGTTGTATATCTTTAGTAGTTTAGCTGCTGCTGCGCCTGTCATACCAGCCTTACTAATCTCTTTTTCAACACCAGCTAACTGACTAGCTGCTTTAGGGTTGGTAGCAATCTTCGCTAAGATCTTTGGAGTGATAAGAACACCAGCACCAACAGCAGCACCTAGTAAAGGATCTTGAGCAAAGGCAACACCAGTACCTGCAAGAGCTGCAAATGAGGATACTGCGTCAGCTTGTTTACCTGCAACAAACAATGACAAACCTGATCCTGGTGTTTTAGAGCTAATGTTTGCTGTAGAACTAAGTGCTTTGATACTGTTTTGAGCCTCAGGGCTTAGAGCTTCTTCAAAGGTACGCTTAAACTTAGGATCTTTTCTAAGTTTATCGCCTATAGCAACAAACTCTTTAAGCGTGTTCTCAGCACCTTGTTCGCCTAGGAAAGATTCTACATAACCTCTATTCAATGCTTGTTGTAAAGCTGTACTATCTAAAGCAGGATCAATCTTCTTAGCCTGTGCTAAAGCATCTTTAATGGCCCTAATCTCAGACTGATTACCTGACCTATAAATAGCTTCACCAATTCTTTCTGGTTCTTTAACAAGGATCTTAAGGACAGTATCAGGAAATAGTTTTTCTAATGATTCTTTGTAGAATTGTTGTGTACCACGGTAGCGAGCTAACAAATCAGGGTCCATTTGTTTTGCTGCTGTGTCCATTGCATCATCGATGGCTTTGGTTGCTTTAGACAGCTCAGCAACTACAGGACTATTCTTACCTACTTCTACTTTAAGATCACGTAGACGATTGTTTAGAATAGATCTTAATTGATGTGCTTCTGCAAAAGATACATCAGCAGAAATATTACTGATGTCATTTAGCACCCTAGCGACATCAGGTCCATATACAGTAGCAGGATCGCCTGTCTCAGTAAGTTTTTCAGCCCTCTTCAATGATTCAAAAGCTTTAGACTTTATAGGAGCTAAGTTTACACCAACGTTAAACCCTCTTGCTGGTAATTCTTGTTCGTAAAAAGGTTGAACAAGCTCTGACAATCTTGTGTTTGCTGACTGCACAACATCTCTAACACCTTGACCAGCCTGTAAAGCAGGTAAAGCGTCAGACGCTACACTTTCTAAGATCGTATCTCTTTCTTGTCTTAAAGCATTAAGGTTTGTTTCAGCTAATTTATCAAATGTACTTTGTCCTGACAAACCACTACGAGCAACTGCTTCTCTGACTTTAGCACCTGTTGATCCAGTGATTTGGTACTCTGTTAAAGTACCACCATACTTCTGCAGCAGCTCTTGAGCAACCCTCTTAGATTCTTGAGCTGAAGCATCCATAGGAGGAAGTACACCAGCTTTAGTCATTGCATCTTTAGTAACACGGAAAGTTTTACCAAGCATGTTAAAGACTACGTTACCAGTAGCATCCAAAGCCATATTAGTAACAGAATTAGACAACATGTCTGCTGCTGTCTTTGTTAAAGGCTCTGGCATACCCATTGCAGACTTAATACCAGCTTCTAACGCCGTACCACCTGCTGCACCAATACCAGACCCAATAACACCTCTTACAGCCTGTTGAGCTAATGCTCTACCTGCTGCCATACCTGCTGGAGATCTTGTCGTAGCTGCACCAATAACACCACCAGCTAGTCCAGCTACATCAGGTAAAGCCTCTAGTGCAATATCACCAAATGTTTTTTTTGGTTGCTTAGCACCTTCCATAACAGAAGTAGGTTGAGGTGTTTGTTGTCCTTGAGTACCAAGAAGACCTTTTAGCTCTTCTAATTCTGCTGGTGAAAGACCTGTCGCCATCTTAGTATCCTAATTGTCTACGTTGCTCTGGAGTAGCTTTTTCTAACAAATCAGATATCCTTCTTGCAGTGCTCCTTGCTTTTGTTCGTGATTCAGCAAAGTCATAATTATTAAGATTACCTCCACCTTGTTGAAACTTAAAAGCATCTTTGTATGCTTCTTTATCAGAAATAGCATCTTCTCGCATACGACGAAGCATAGCCTGTAGTGTTTGCTTTGTCATACCGCCAGTACCAATAGCTTCTCTTAAGAACATCAATTCCTTTTCTGACAAGGAACCAGGAAGTGTTCTAGCCTGTCCTTGAGCTAACTTAGCCAACAATTGATTTAATTGTTCAGATTCTGTTGTACCGGTAACCTGCACACCAAGGGCATTAGCAATCTGACCTGCCTTAAGAGCTACACCAGCACCTACGCCAGTGAATGCGTTGTTAAGAACACTGCTAATAGCGTTTACATTAGTAAGTACTGAATCAGCAGCAACAGCAGAGTTTTCTAAATCATCAAGCCTTTTTACTTTAGCTGTGTTTATACCTTTATCTTGGTTGATGCTTACATCGATTTTTGTACCTTTCTTACTTGTTTCTGCTTCTCTTTTGTTAACAGCTTGTTGTTCTAGTTGTGTTAAGTCGCCAAAACGTTTACCGTACATTTCTCTCGAAATAGCCTCCCTGTCTGCACCAAATGATTCTTGTTTATCCTCTTTTGGTGCTCTAGTAGTAGCTAAGTTTATAGCTGAATCAATCTCAGTTATTTGCTGTCTAATCTCTTCTTTTTCTAGCTCAGTTGTAGCATTCTGCATAGCATCTCTTAAATCCTGCCTTGCTTTCTGAAGCTGAACCACAGGTGCTTTACTTTGCATTGCTTCAGTTGCTTGTCGTATAGCTCTTTGTGTCTCAGCCGCTAATTTACCAATTTCATAAGTAGTTTTAATTGTTCCTAGTTCAGTCTTAGCCTTAGTCTCTTCAGCCTGTTTAACCTGTGCAGCAGCCGCTATAGCCTCTTGTGTTAGCCCTAAACGAGTAGCCTCTCTAGCCATGATCCTGTAAGCTTCTACAGGGTCTTGTCCATCCCACTGAGCACTGATACTATTCTTTAATTCCTGTCTTGCAGAGGCTTCCTTCAGCCTTGGGTCTTCTACACCGAATAAACCACCGATAGCCCTACCAGCCTGTGTACCAGCCATACCCATACCAGCTCTGATACTCTGGTATGGTGTTAATCTAGCTTGTGCTATTGCATTAGCTTGATCCTGTTGCATCTGCTGTTGTTGTACATCATAGATGCTTGGACCAAATAGACTTTGTTGCTGTGCCATTATTGTTCCTTAGATAAACAACCCAATGTCTTGATTACCGTAGCCTAGTCCAGTACCAAAACCTAAACTATTAATATTCCCAGCAGCATTAGGATTTAGTAGATTACCTAACAAGCCTCCAGCAGCACTACCTAAAGATCCTGTATTACCTAACACTTGATTAGCTACATTCTGTCTTGATGACAACAAACCAGCTAAGGCTTCCTGTTGTGCTTGTAGATTACCTGCTAAACCAAGACTTTGAAGATTACCTTGAGCAGTTAAACCAGCCATTGATGGTTGTAGATAAGCATTAGTTTGTGCTATGTTACCAGCCAGTGCTTGCTGTCCTAACTGACCACTGAGCTGTGCCTGCGCTAGCTGCTGTTGTGTTAGATTCTGGATAGGCTGTAGTGCTGTGACACCCTGTCCAAGTAACGTACCACGCTCACCTAAAGCAGCCTGTCTGGACTGCAACTCACGTTGAAGCTGTTGCTGTGCAATGGCTTGCTCTTGAGCTAACAATTCAGGAGAAGAACCACCAAAAGAAGACCCACTTACACCTAATCTTCCTTGAGAACGTAACCTAGCTTCTGTAGCAAGACGCTGACGCTCAATCTCTGGTGCTGACAATGCTGATAGTTTATTGTAGTAATCCCTACTTAACTGATCAACGTTAGTCATGTTCGCAGCCTGTGCTGACTGCATTGCAGCTACAGCAAAGGGATTATACATTGCTCTAGCATCTTCAGTCAATGCTGTGTTAACAGTACCTGTAGCAGGATTATACGTAGTACCGAACAAGGAACCAGTAACACCAAAGGGTGTAAACTCTCCTACCATGTTCGATGCTTGTGTAGCTAATGTATTGTATTGACCACCAAGACGGTTAGCTAGGTTAGTGTATTCTGTTTGTGTTAACTGTCCTTGCTGACGTAACTTATCAGCAGCATCCTGGACCATTGCTAGGTTAGCACCAGAACTAATCAAACCACCTAGGATATTCTGTGCGTTAGTGTTCGTTAAACCATTCACTAAACCAGTAGCTAATGTACCTAGCGTTGATGGTGACAGCAAACCACCTGCAGCAGCTCCAGCAGTTGCTCCTGTTGCTGTTGTCGTAGGTGTAGTAGTTGTTGTTGGTGTAGTAGTTGTCGTAGTAGGTGTTGTAGTAGTTGTTGTTGGTGTAGTAGTTGTACCACCTGTCGTAGCTAATGTACCACCTAGTAAACCACCACCAACAGCGGCTGTGGTTCCAGCACCAGTTGTCGTAGCTAATGGTGTTGCTGCTACAGTTAACGAAGCTCCTCCAGTACCGCCAGTAGCAGCCCCAGTAGTTGCCCCAGTAGTTGCCCCTGTAGTAGCACCTGTAGTGGTCCCTGTAGTAGCTCCACTAAGTAAGCCTGTATCAGTAGCTAACGTACCTCCAGTAGCAGCTGTAGTACCACCAGCACCACTAAGCAAACCACCTTCAGCGCCTCCTAATGCTGTACCTCCAGTGGCTGTTGCACCTCCAGTAGTAGTAGCTGCACCGCCAGTGGTTGTTGCACCACCAAATAAAGAAGGAGCAAGTAAACCAGCAGCAATTAGACCTAATGTAATATTCCTACCTAAAGTAGGCATGTTACTACGATTAACTACTTGTGTAGTTGTTTCGCCAGTATCTGGGTTTAATATATCAGCTCTATATTGATCACCACTTAAACCAGACTGATTAGCATTAAGTTTTTGAATAACGAGAGAACCATTAGGTGTTCTAAAAACATCCCAGTTAGATCCTTGAAAACTTATCTCACCTGTTTTAATGTCTGTTTGTATTCCAGGCTGCTCTTGATTAGCTACTTCAGCATCCCATTGAGATTGTAAAGGAGCTAGTACATTATCTAATTGACTTCTATTGTAACTATTAACTGCTGTATCAATTATGTTTTGAACAGGATCAGTTACTGTAGAAGTGGGTGTAGATGTGTTTGTTGACGTAGGTGTAGATGTAGGCGTAGACGCAGGTGTAGAAGCCGGTTGATACATTGCTCGTATATCAGCATCATTGTACCCAGCATTAACAAAGTTAGCTACAATAAAATTAGGTAAACCTAGTTCACTAGCTAACGTTGAAATACGTTCCGCTGCTGTAGGCTGCGTATACGTAGGCTCTGAATAAACAGGCTCTTCGTAGACAGGCTCTGCTACCTGTGTAGTAACGTTGTTTGTTGATGACTGAATAGGTGCTGGAGCAGCTGGAGGAGCATAACCGTTAGACAGCATCCATGAGATATCAGACTGAGGTACACCAGCACCTGCTAATTCTTCAACTGTAGTGCCTGCTGCATTAAAAGCAGCGATCTTCTGAGCTGGTGAGTAAGTAGCCCAAGCAGAGGTATAGACTGCTGATGGAATTGCCATGATTAGTAAGTCCCGTCATCGTACACAACACCACCCGTAGGAAGCGTCACTGTACCAGTAAAAGTAGGGGAAGCAACATCAGCCTTTGATGTAATAGCACTGGCGATGTTGTTGTATTCGATATCAATCTCAGTACCTTTGATAATCTTACTAGGATTACCAGACGGTAGTGTATCCTTAGATGCAAAGTTAGTTGTCTTAGTATAGTTACTCATTAGATTGTCCTACCTGCTTTAACAAAAATATCCATTTGTTGAACAGAAAAAGAATCATTACCAATATCAGCTTCGATACCTAATTGAAACACTCTACCAGCACCACCAATGGTTTGACCATATCCTTGAAACTGTTTAGGTACTGGGTTGATAGTGATACCAGCATTGTATTCAGCAATGTTGTATTCAGATACGTTGTACTCAGAGCGAACAACATTAGGGTATGACCATAGAGCACTACGATAGTCTGTACCGTAGTCTACAGTCCACTTTAGGAATACGTTAGTACCAGCACCACCAACAGTGAGTGTGTTTACTTTCTTAAGTATCTTGATGATAGACGAATCACCAGCATCTAAGTGTGATGTATAGTACAAGAACCTGAAGCTATTACCATTGTCTCTGTTACCTGCATAGCGACCAATGTAGCCTTCTCGACCTAAATAGAGTTCTCTACTGCGTGTAGAAAGCAATGATTTAGGTGCGAACATCCACTGAGTTGTTTTACAAGAAGCATCCTGAAGACGTTGCTTCAGATCAAAACAGTATGTAATACCTCTTGTCGGTAATGTCAGAAGATAGAAACCTTCACGCTCATGAAAGACAGACTTGATGTTATCATAATCGTTATTTGACAATACGTCAAGTATTAATTGATCTCTGACATTCCTTGAGATATCAAATAATGGTGCTGACTTCTCTTGAATAAGCCTACCAAGGCTACGAACACCAGTATCAGACAAGAATAAGATATCTGATCCAACATCCTGTACTGAATCTCTAGCGGTACACCCAACACCATCAATAACTTCTACAAGCTTAAGATCTGATGTAGGATCGCCATCAGCACCAGAATAGATAATCGTAGTCTTCTTACAGAAGATCACTAAGAAGCCATTAAACCCTGCTAAGGCTACGATGCTATCAGTACCGTTGGTTAGTACCTTTTCTATGCTGATGGAACCACTAGCACCACCAGACCACTTCATACCTGATAATGTATCTGACCACCAGATAGTTGTTTTATCAGTGGTTGTGTCCGCTACCCATAAGCGACCATAAGCACCTAAGACTTCGTTACCTAACTGTACTGTACCTGAATAGCCAGGATGTGCTGACACTAATCCCCAAGTATTAGCAACATGGTCATAGATCAGTGGGTTATGTCCTCGTTGAAAGAAGTAAGTATTATCATTAAAGTTTACTGCTTTCCAGTACTGAGCAGTCCACGTAGCTGAACCATTGTAGACTTCAGTCAGTGTTGTTGTACCAGTGTAGATCCTGTTGTTACCGATACTGACAATCTCTGTAGTACCAGCTTTCTTAACAACTTCATGTAATAGTGTTGGCTCTGTGCTGTTGTAACCAGCAGTGGTATTAACAGTTACCCAACCCTTACGAGCAGCTATGCGACCATACTGGTCAATCACTGCATTCTCTGCCCTAAGAGCAAACTCTTTAGGTAACGTGATAGGAGAGTCTTGAGTGTTTAATCCATAGAAGCCTGGAGCAACAAGACTAACAGGTCTAATAGGAGCAGCCATTATACCCAGTTCCAAGTTATTTCATCTTCGTACCTAGCTGATTCAATAGCAATGTACGTAGCTACAGCTTTCCTATAAAGATCATTCTGTTGATCAGACAATCTACCTTGATCTTCTCCACGTTCATTGATAGCACGTAGATAAGCACCTTGTATTACTAACTCTGAAGGTACATAGATAACATCAAGATCATTAACTAAATTAGCTTGTGGTACAACACAGTCAACCTTAACTGCATACGCTTGATCAGGTATAGGCCATAGATCTAACGTAATCTCATCGCTGGTGTTGCTATTACCTATGGAGAAATACTGAGGACCACCAGTTACTGTACCTTGCATGTTCACCCAAGCATGCATTTGATCCTGTGACGCTTGCTCAAGATCACGCTTAAGTGTAGGTATGTAGACCTTTAATAGTCTTGTCCGTGATGATGTACCTGTGATAGCGTAATTCTGAGTACCGTTAACTGTATTGATTGTCTTGGTTGTACGTAAGATAGACCAATTCCAAGCATCTTCGATCTCACGTTTAGTTTCATTGACCATTGCACCGATAAGGTACGAATAGTCAGACTGTATCACTGTCGATACAGTACTCTCTCGCATACGCAAGAGAACGCCATTAACACAGTCTAAGTAAGTAGCCATTACCATTTCACCTTATCAGCCCAGTATGCAGCGGACATCTTACCTTTAGCGATGTTCTTTGCATGACGAGCCTTAAATGATTTATTCCTAGCAGAACCTTCTGGAGAGCCTGAAACACCTTGTTGACCAAACCTAATAGTCTTTATCTGATCACCTTCTTTAGCAACAACGACATGACTTTTAGTAGGATGCGAAGGTGTACGTTTAGGTTTGTTGTAACCAGATACACCAGCTTTTTCTAGCCTAGAATCTTTCATTTCTTCTTCTTAGGTTTAGTCATACCAGCTTCGGACAAAGCAATGGCAACTGCTTGCTTACGAGATTTAACAACAGGACCACCTTTACCACTGTGTAGTGTTCCTTCTTTATACTCTCGCATTACTTTTCCAACTTTAGCAGGTTTCTGCTTCATGATGGATAACCCATCTTACGCTCTTTAGCCTTCATTGTTTTTGATTCTTTCTTCTCATGCATCTTCTTTGCTGACTTTGATGCATACTCTTCTGCTGCTTTCTTACCCTTAGCAGTGTAAGGAAACTTTTTATTCCCGACCATTGGCATTTCTATTCCCCTTTTTTTTGAACATACACTGTACTGTATCTGTTTCCCATATACGGATAGCAGTCCATAGAATTGTTAGCACAGCAGCTATAGCAGGTAATAACTCAGCTAACGTACCGACAACAGTAAGGATTGATACGGCATCGCCTAACTGTTTAACTTGCTCATCAGCTTGCAAAGCCATTTCAGATACCTTTCTTTAATTGCCTAACAAGGAGCCTCATACGGCTACTTTACGAATGGCTCTTACAACTAAGGATTGATTCTTAGCGTTGTTGAACTGACCACCGTCTATAAAGTCAATCCTCGTCGCTGTTGTCAAACCTACACCTGCATTGGTAGAACTCCATGTCCTTGCTGACGTAGCAAAGGCTTCAGAGCCACCAGATTGAAAGGCGGATACAGAGGTCTGTGCAGGAGATCCTGTTGTGTAGTTAGAACCTCTGGAAGGAACTGCATAAGAGTTAGTGCCGTAAGACGTAGAGTTGGATGCCGTTGTCGGTTTCAGGTTGTAGTAACAGATCTCTAATTCATACAAAGCAGGTAGATACCAGTCTGAGTAACCGTTGATCGTTAGTGCGGCACACCACTGAGCAGCAGGGTAGGTAGCTGAGTCTAATTCAGCGGTATTAGTCGCACCGTCATAAGAAGATAAACCTAGAGAGTCTGAGGTTGCAGCGGTCTTGTAGTTGATAGACGCGTTCTCGCCCGATGACTTAGGTGAGACAAGTAGATAATAGGTATTACCACCAAAAGCTATCTTCCCTGCGTAGTAACCTCCCTGCCAGAACTCACCGATGGTAGACGGGCCTCTAGCACCAGATCCTGGGCCAAAGCCTCTTACAGAGCCACCTCCTAATGCTTCTAGGACAGGCATTATGCGTACCTGGACTGACTAGCTAAGACAGTAAATGCTGCTGATCCTGTCTTGATGATGGAGTAGGAATACACGTCGATAGAACTAGCATTGCCTGCTGTAGGAGCAGTACCACCTAGCCATTTAGGTGTAACCGATGAACCATCTACTTGCACCGCTGAGTTGTAGTAAGCAGTGCTTCCATTAGTGACTAAGAAGGCACAGGTTAAGACTTCTCCGGTAGCCATTGCGGTATTCAGTGACGTACCAGAAGAAGCTCTGAAGTTAACTGTAAAGTTCCCAGAGGCATTGGTTGTGTAGTACAGAACACCTTGGGTTGTCGTGTCAAAGTTAATCGTGCCTGTTGCTGCTGTTGCTGATACCGTGATTGTCTCAACAACACCTTGTAGCTTTGCACCGATTTGTGAAGATGTAGACGCTAGAGAGAGTTGTTTGGCAAAGGTTGCAGCCTGTGCAGAGGAAATCGTAAGGGCAAGCGTACCTCCAGTCTTGACCTCTAGGATGTCTGTGTTGTCAGACGTAATCGAGGTTCCAGCGGTAGCTGCATTAAGGACGTTAGCCATTATTTACCTCAACCCAATTGACTGCTTCTTCATCCCATGTGTACATATTACCGTCTGTGGGCATTGCTACTGGAGCTTCCCACTGAGCATTAGCGTTTAGAAGCCAGCTAGCAAAGGGCTTAGGCGGCACAAAGGCGTCAATGTCTGCTCGGTAAGTGTAGCCAATCCCTGCGTAGTTCTTACGCATGTTGCCGTTATAACTTGTCTGCTTCCACGTTCCACCGAGAATCTTCTCTAGATGGGCAGCACCGATGTGTTCTTTCTCAACACCGCTAGCGTCTGAAGTGTCCTTGTTATCAACAACGACAACCTGCGTGACGATGTTGTTTTCATCAATCTTTGCGAAGTGAGCCATTACGCCTCCAGCCTTAAGCCTGTTAAATCCATCTCTTCCCCTACGACACCCACGGGAAAGGTATTAAAACTGAGTGAGATTCTTGTTTCCTCGCCTTTGACCTCTGGAACCATATGTGTCAGCGAAGAAGGAAAGAGAATTAAACGCCCTGCATAAGCCTCAAACCACCAACTCTCAGAGTTATACGGGTTCCACTGGTCAGGAGGAAACTTGATCTGCTGCCAGCCATCTTTGTAGAAGTAAATCCTGTCATCAGGGTTGGTCTGGACGTAGAACACACCTGAGATGTACGAATTGGGATGTGCGTGCTTGTGGTGGTACTGACCTTGCTCTGAGTAATTGCACCAGCTTTGCGTGACTCTCAGGCTTACATTGTGCTTAGGATTGACTGTGGACTTGAAGTATTCCGAGACAGCATCCTCGATGAACGAACGTAGGTTCGTCAGCACAGGGCTACGAAGTACGAAGTTATCAGTGCTTGTGGTATTTCCCTGATTAGGTCTTGTCTGCAACTCACGGATGAAGAACAACTCCTCATCGCTTAATGGGCGACCGAGTTCAGCAAAGCCTACAGGTGTCGGAAAGAGATTATGCAATTGCATCTTCGATTTCCTTTTGCTTGATGCCCATCTCTTCTAGTTGCTCAGGTAGCCAGATCGTAGGGATTGAATCTTCAAACTCCTTGATCTTGTCTATCACCCAGTAGACCTCTTCAATACTCGGACAAGGTCTCGGATCATCCCAACGTGTGAATACGTTGTTAGAGATTTCCCACTTAGCACCCGGACGTAGTAGGTGCATAGCTGTGTCTATTCCTAGGAAGCGATATGTTTTTGTAGTCATGTTATTGATTGATTTTGATGATTACGATACCGGAGCCGCCTGCGCCGGACTGAGCATTATCTGATGAAGAAAACCCCGATCCACCACCACCACTGCCTGTATTTGTTGCCCCGCTTGTTGCGGTAACAAGCCCAACTGAACCAGCGCCACCGCCACCGATACCACCTGAACCAGCAGTGTTTGGTGAACCTGCGCCTGCGCCGCCGCCACCCGCGTAATAACCAGTAGAAGGTGAGCCACCAGGACCAGCCCCACCATAAGAACTTGCAAATGACGGGCCTTGAACCCCAGCTCCGCCGTTGCCTGCTGCCGTCCCACTAGCAGCGGCTCCGGTTCCTCCTGCGCCGCCACCACCTCCTCCTAAATACTGAGGGCTAACTTGACCATTACCACCATTGGAACCTTGAGATGGGCTTGTTGAGGGAGTGTTTCCAGTGCCACCAACGCCAACAGTGGTGCTTGGGGGTGCTGGTCCACCAGCAGCGCCTCCACCGCCTGAACCACCCGATAATCCATCAATAGCTGTAACGCTTCCGGCTCCACCACCCCCACCACCAGCAGACGTAATTGTTGAAAATACTGAGTTAGAACCACTTGTACCGCGAGTTCCATTTGGTGATGTGGACGAAGCGGCACCAGCACCTCCTCCACCAACGGTAACGGTATAATCAGTTCCAGCAGAAACAGAAAGCCCGGTTCCTGTTCTATAACCGCCAGCGCCACCGCCTCCTCCGTGTCTAGTTCCACCTGCCCCACCACCCGCAACCACAAGGTAGTCAATACTGGTCACACCAGTAGGACATTTCCACGTAGTCGTGCCTTTGAATACAAAGACGGTTTGGCTAGCAACGGTGTACTTTAGGATGACGATACCGGAGCCGCCTGCGCCGCCGGTCGGTGGACTTTCATTCATACCCCCGCCGCCACCGCCTGAATTTGTTGCTCCACTTTCTGGTACAACGGTATTGGTTCCGCCGTTACCACCACCTCCAATACCTCCAGAAGCTGCGGTCGTATTGTAAGCAGACCCGCCACCGCCGCCAGCAAAATAATTGCCAGCGCCAGATGAAGCACTGCCGCTTTTTCCAAATCCATTTGCAAATGACGGTCCTAAAGCTCCAGCACCACCAGCACCACCAGCCGTAGAGGTTCCAGCCGTTCCTGCCCCACCAGCCCCGCCGCCGCCTCCAACACCAAAATTCGGACCAGCACCACTCCCATTTCCGCCATTATTACCTTGAGAAGGAGAAGTTGATGGAGTATTTCCCGACCCTCCTGTGTCACTCTGCGATCCACCACCACCAGACCCGCCATTAGCACCCGGTTTAGAACCACTATATGCACCGCCACCGCCACCATAGGCTTTAAGTGTGTTTGCTCCGGCTCCTGACGGGCTTTCTGTAATGGGCGAACCTGCTATTGAACTATTACCACCCGAACCGCCCCGACCTC